AACTTGGAATTCTACTGTGAACTCTTCTATAGTATCGCTCGAATCGTAAGATAAGTCAATAGCTGCAACGTTAGAAGGCCAGATATCAACAAACTCATACTCTTTTAGTACTGAGTTTGAAGTTCCTACACTAGACTTGCTGCTTGTAGATGATCCTCTACCAAGTTGGAATACTTTAGCATTTGTCATATATGCTGATGGATCTGTTGCACCAAGGTTAGTATCTAACTTAGCGATCAGATTTGCCCACTCTTCAAATGCATTCCTTAATACAAATCCCTCATCATTGATTATAGTTACTGTCCATGTATCAATTGTACGGTCTCCAGCAACTTTGAAAATACGACCCCTAAATGGAACGTCAATGTTTGCGACATTTTGTGCAGGCAGTTGAGCCGCCTTACACATATATCTGAAACTATCTGAATCCCAAGAGATACCTGCAGGTAGAGTGGTTAGTTCTACCTCAAACAGATTGGGTCTTGCGCCGCCACCAATGAGTGCCGATTTAAATTGAGAAATGGTTTTGTTTTCTCTTGATGTTGCCATGATTTTTTATTCTCCTTGTTAGTTATTTAGATGAATGATACGATTAAACGCGACCAGCGACTTCTTCGAAACTTACCCCAGTTCTAGTAGCAACGAACGTAAGTGTTACGTAGTTGATAGACTTGGCAGGTTTCAAGTAAATGTCTGCTCTAAATTCATTGTTATCAATAACATCAGGAGTGTTATTTGTGGTGTCGCAAACAACTAGGAATCCGTAGAGTCCACGTTTTGCTTCGACATCGCGCAAATAAGGTTCAACAATGTTTCTAAAGTTTGCTCTTGTTAACTCATCGTTAAGTTCAAAGAGTTGTGCTTCAGCAGATCTTTGTAGTGCTTGCTCAATTGTAAGGAACAGGCGACGAACGTTGATTCTGTCAAATGCAGATGCATAACCAAGTGCAGTCTTATCACCGAAGAGAAGTGTTCCAATACCAGGTTTTGTGATTATGGCATTGACTCTTTGTGGATAAAGAATGTCTCTTTGATCCTTAGTTGGGTTGTATGCAAGTTTAATGGCATTATTGATAATACCACGTTGTTGTCCTGCAGGTGAGAACCAAGGATATGCAACGATATTTGTGCGACACATTAAACCAGCAATGTCTGCATTACATGGAACGTATCTAAACTCGTTGTTAAATCTATCGTAGGTGTACTTATAACCACTATCGAAGATTCCGTAAGAGGAAGAAGATAGAGGACTGAAGTATTCTACAAGATTGTCTGTCTGTGTTGTTGTATTTGTAACATTAACAAGGTCTGCCCTATGAGGACCAACAACTGCAACACAGTCTTTTCTCTCATTTGCGAGAGAGATTAAATAATTTGCTTTTGCCTGTGACAGGTTCTTAGCACCAAGTCCAGGGCCCATGATTAGATAGTCAACTGCTATCTCATCCTTATTCTCAAAGAGTTTGTAGGATGTTTGAAGATCGCCTAGTGTAGCGGTCATTCCACCGTTTTCTCCAACGATTGGAATTCCTGCGGAATAATCCTCACCACCACCAAGGGTATAAGTATTATTTCCGATTGCAGAGAATGTATTATCCTGTGCAGGTTGTCCCCATAAACCTTGGGCGGTTGTGAATGGAGTGAATGCAGTTCCGAATCCAGTTGCTCTTGGCTCTGTTAACCAGTAAGCATCTCTAGCATTTGATGGATTGTATCCAGCATATACATTGTCGGAGAAATCTGCAAGGTATTGCTTGTAGTAGTTCTTCTGAGGAGAATTTACAGCAGAGATAGAATCAACTGCTTTAGATAAACCTACATGCTTCTCAATTACATTACCTTTAATTCCAGTAACAGTTCCATAATCATCTACCACAGTGACGTGCATTGTGTCACCTTCACCATTTCTACCTGTTGTATAAACATTAGAAACAGGTTTTGGTGCAATAGACTTCCAGTAGATAGTTGCGTTATCTAATGTAAGTGTTTGTTGGTTGTACCAGTCAACAGATGTTGCAGCACTTGCAGAAACTGCAGTGTTGGGAGCATTTGGAGCACCAGTGTTAACACCAACGTTATCTACGAACCAAAGAGTATCAGATGCTTGGAATGATGCATATGAAGTTGACTCTTTATAGTCAATCTTTGTTTCGGCATATGTTCCACTTGTACCAGCAGCACCAGTTACACGAGAAACAACTTTAACGTGAATCTTAGAAGCACTATTAACTGCGTCTGTAGAAACACCTGTAATAATTCCTTTTAGGTATCCATTGAATGTGGATGTAGTACCAGCACCAGGTATAACTTGGTCAATAAGTGCAGATGTAACACCATATCCAATCTTAGCACCATAGTCACCAAGACTAGTAGTGGTGATACCGATTGTTTGGTCAGCAAGGTCATCAATTGAGCAGACCTTTAAACCATTTGCCCAAGAACCAGGGTTCTTTGCGGCCCATGCAAAATCAGCAGCAGATGTGTAACTAGCTTGATAGTCATCATAGTTCTTAATCTTCAGTGTTGTGTCTGAAGCAACACCAACACCCGCGTTTGCGCTGTTTAAGTTAGTATTATCTGTCCTAACAACTTTTAAAACTCCCCCATAGGAAAGATAAGATGCCGCACTCATCCAATACTCATACTGAGCATCGGTTGACAGAGGCTTACCGTATGTGCCTATAAGTGCTTCTTCTGTAGAAATATCAATTGGGTCGTCGATTGGTCCAATACGGAATGGACCTGCTATTGCACCGATGTTATCCAATACATTATCAGCTCTTCCTACTGTTAAGTCAACCTCCCTGGTTAATACTCCAGGAGATAATTGAGGAGTAGCCATGCTTTTTTTCTCCGATTCTCAGATTTATCTAAAAATTATTTATTGTTTTGGGTGTTTACATATACTCCCACATATAATTCATCCCACCACCTTTGTCACCATACTCGTCTGTATGCCATCTATTGCCTTCATTATCAGTAAAACTTTCCTGTTCATCTAACCCATCAGACATAAAACCAAATGGAGCCATATCCTGTTCTATCTGATTCTTTTGTTCATCATATAGTCTTTTCCTAACATCTTGGTCAGTAAGTTCTTTAAAATAGTCCTGGGCAACTAACCATGCATATATGACAAGGCACATTGCAAGGTCATCATTACATCCGTCTTCTGCTTCAAATGAATTACTCTTCTGAATGAAAGTTGTAAGTTCACTTAATATTTCATAGTCATTGAATAATAACTTATCAGATTCAATAATAGCTTTAAGGTTAAGAGAACCAACTTTCTTTACAGTCTTGGACATCTTAACACCAAGTTGTGTCTTCTTACCAGAGAATCCCTGACCTACAACCTGACCTGCTCTACCTCGCATAGAACACATCAATAGATTCTCATACTCTAAATCATAGTTTATAATAGATGCTACTTGGTCCCCTATATCATTTACTTCACATAAAATAAATGCTTGATTATATTTCATCGCAACATCATATATGATATTGGGAAATAGCATAGGTTTAATTTCATTATTCCTATACTTTGCCACTACCCTATGAGGGAACTTTGAAATATCAATAACAACGAATGCAGAGTAATCTTTTTCTACTCCTCGTGCAACGTCTACTGTTATTACATAATCGTGTTTCTGTTGTGGTTCTTTATATACATCTAAACCAGCACTTCTTGTCTTTGGACTATCATATACAAGAGTTCTTAATTTACTTGGTGAAATAAGAGTATCAACAGATCCTAAAAATTCACACTCAAACTCAACTTTAAACTGTTGTTCTGATGTGTTTGCAATAGTCTGTTCTCTCCACAAGTCATCTCTTCCTGGGACCTGTGACCAATGAACATCAGTAGGTACATATTCACTTTTCCTCTTCTCCGCATCATGCCACATACGGTAGAAGTGATTCATACCGTGTGGGGTTGAAACTATTATTACTTTCGTTGATTTACCAGAAGTAATAGTAGGGTAAACACTAGCGAAGAAAGAATCAGCGATGTGATTGGGAACAAAAGCAAATTCATCCAAGAATAGGATATTGAAAGACATACCCCTAACAGCACTAGCAGAGGTACTCGCAGCCAAGATTTTACTACCATTTTCTAACTCTAATGAACCTCTATTCCAAGACAAGACACCTTGCTGCATCCATTTAGGAACATTCTCATATGCCGTTTGCAAACGACCTAATAGTTCCCGTGCAGTTGCTGCCTTGTTTGCAAGTATACCAATATTAACACTATCATTAAAAAGCAAATAATGCAATAGGTATGATATAACAGTTGTAGATTTACCCGTCTGTCTGGGCATCTTACAAATATTAAATCTATGTTCGTGAAATTTATTAATTAGACCTTCTTGAAAATCGTAAGGCTTAAAAGGTTGAAGTCCTGCATCAAGAGTTACGATTTTAACATGTTGTTGTGCAAAGTAAACTGGATCATGTTTGCAAGCCATAAACTCAAGAATCTGTTCTTGAGTAAATTCAACTGGAACATTGGCTTTTTTTAGATTCGGATTACCGAGATAAATGTCATCAAGTTTAGGCATAATTAAGTCATTACATAGTTTCCAAATCTTAGTGGTTCTTTTGGTGTTAGTCCTTTCATTGCGTTATCATGATCTATTGTTTTTTTAACTAGTTCTAGAGTTTTTTCTAATCTATCTACTTTATTCTCTAATTCTTTAGTTTTTTTGTCCTCCGACTTGGAGGAGGGGTGCTCCGGGTTCATATTTAGATACTTGGTAATTCCAGAGTTTTGCGCCAGGATACACTTTTATCACTTGATCCTGAACTTCTCTGCGTGAGGGTTTTTTGACTGAAGGGAAAAACATTTTTATCATGTAATTCGTTCCTCTCCAGGCTAAATAACAATCTATTATATTTCCTACTTTATTGTAGTTTGGAAGACGTGTAGCTTCTGCTAACGGATCTTCCCATTTGTTTTTTGTTTGCGGAACCATCATAGGTTCTGGCTTAATGATATCAATAAACTCAAATTCACGGAACTTTATATCACCGTCGGCATCTTCGACTTGAATACCACAGTTCTCTAAAGCAGCAATTTGTGCTGGTCCCATGTTAATAAAATTATTGATACATTAATTATTTAGGTCTTCTTTATCTTCTGTTGCTCTAAAATACTTTAATCTTTGACGCAAAATGATGATCTCTTGCTTTAGATCTTCATTCTCTTCTTCCAATTGTTCGATTTGATCTTCGTATACAATGTACATAAAAATACCTTAATTCAATACCATAACAAAGAATATCCCTATCCGCAGAGATATTTAATCATTTAAGGTCCTCTTCATCTTTGCATTCCTTAGCAAGATCCTTAGCCATAGTACCACCTATCTCTGCTCCTTGATCCATACCAATCATAGCAGTAGCCCCAGCAAGTACCCATCCAACTATAGGAATAGATGCCATTCCAGTCTGAGTGACAACAGCAGTTCCAACACCACCACCTACTAATCTCCCAGTTCCTTCTCCACCACCTACCTTTTTAATGCAAGCAATCTCAGTAGAACTTAACCCACCAGAATCTGATGCTGATGGGTTAACATAATATTGATGTTCTTTAACTGCTTCTTTTCTACCCAATCCTAAGAATCCAGCAGGACGTTTTACTTTCTCTATGGTTGCTAATACTCTAGGATCATGTGATCTATAATTTATCATATAACCTTCTTTATTTGCTTGCACACTATAAGAAGTATATTGTCCAACAGGCAAATCTAATTTAGGGAATGAATCCTTTCGTGCAATCATTCCAATCATACCAACATGTGATATGCCGATTAAAGTTCCTAAACTAAGTCCAATCCACTTTTTCATTTTACTGTAATCTCAATAGAATCATCATCCATCTCCCACTCTTCTTCTACCTTGATACCCAACTCTTCCAGCACATAATGTACAGCAGTTCGAACGTATTGTTGGGTGGATAAATCATTTGACCAATACTCCTGACCGTTTACTAGACCGTCTTTACTGATGCTGATTTTTTTCATAATGAAGTGCTATACAAAATGAGTATAACATATGTAGTCAAATAATGCAACTATACTGTAATAGTAGCAGTTTTAACGGTAACTGTTGCAGAGGATGAACTTCCCATATTTACTTGCAATAGCATATTATCTCCACTAATGGTTGCAGTAAATGTTCCTAACATAGAACCTGTTGCAATTGCAAATTCTTCAACTATTGTTGCAGTTGTTCCATCGTGTATTAATCCATATCTACCTGCTTGATATGCAGAACTTTGTGTAATCACTACATCTATAAATGCAGCACGTTGTGCAGTCTTATCAATTGTTGCAACTGTTGTAGCACTTGTAGATGAAACAGAAGTATCTGATTCCGATGCAATACCTGGAATATTAGTTAATCCAGCAGCACTACCAACAAAACTTGTAGCAGTAACAATACCAGCAGTTATACCACCAGTAGAATGTATTGTTGCAGCAGTTCCTACATTTACTTTGGCGACTGTAATTGTAGGACTTCCTGTTAATCCAGCAGCAGTACCTGATGTATTCTGACTACCAGAAGCATTTACACCTGGAAGGTTAATTGAAGCAGAGCCATTAAATGATACTCCACCAATATCTCTAGCAGTAGCAAGAATAGTGGCCG